TGAGAATGAACAAACAGCTGAACCTTTGAGTTATTTAGATAAACTTAGAGCTAGAGAACTTAAAGATACTCCATTGAAACAAGAGGATGATGAAAATGACGTACAAAATCGAGAAGAAGATAACGGGTTGTAAGGAGAAGTTAGGTAATGGAGTTATCTGTGAAGCTAATCAGATAATAGAAAGTTATCATCAACTTAATGAAACTGAAATCAAGCTCTTGCAACTCTGTCTAGCTCCTATCTATCAAGTTGACGCTATAGATAGGGATAAGTACTATGAAGTTGAGCTAGATAAATATGCTGAAATGTATGGTCTAAGTAAGAATGCAGCTTATAATACTCTTGTAGATGCTTGCAAAACCTTAATGACTAGAACTATAACTCTTAAAACAACTTTACTAGACTCTGAAGCTCCAGAGAAAAGTAAAACTATTGTACATTGGGTACATTCTTGCAGGTATAACTCTGAAAATTCAACTGTAGAGATTAAATGGCATGACTCAATCCTACATCTACTCTGCCAGTTTAGTAAAGAGATACCTTACTCCAAGTATTGCCTCGATGATGTCAGAAAGTTAAAGAGTATTCATGCTATAAGGTTATATAGAATTCTAAATAGATGGGCAAATCTAAAATCTAAAAAATATACTATAGAAGAGTTCAAAGAAGTAATGGGATTTAACGAAATGGAGTATCAGACTTTTAAAAATCTAAGAAGTAAGGTAATAGACCCAGCAGTAGAAGCTATAAACTTATATACAAACTTATTTACTTCAGTAAGTTATAAAGTAAGCGGTAACAGAAAGACTCATGTTATCTTTGAGATAGCTAAGAAAGCTAGTTAGTGTTAGAATCCTCTTTCAGCTATATACTACAGTTTAATATATACCCGAAAGAGGACTGAGGTTATAGTTAAACTACAGGAGTTTCCATAGCTTCATACATCTCATCATCTTTTGTATCTGCACTAACTTTGCCCAACTTCTTACCTAAGCTCATAGCCATACATACATAGCTATCAAGTAACTTTTCAAATTCAACCTTAGCAGCTGAGATAGCAACTGCCTGTTCTTCCATAGTACTGTAATTTGTAAGACAAGCCTTCATACTAATGTCGAAAAGTTCATTAACTTCCTCTTCGCTAGCTTCAACTATATGTTTAATTTTCATATAAACCTCTAAAATAGGCTACAAACCCTTTAACAGCTAACTTACCATCGTCAGTTTGTATATAATTAGTTAAATTTCTCTCAACTTTCTGCAAAATTTCTGGCTTAGATAGCCATTTCTGCTCTTCAAGAGTTAAACATTGACCTACAGCTTCCAACATAGTTAGTTCTTTAGCTGGAACAGTCGTAGGTTCTGGTTTAACTAGAGTTGAGTCCTTCAATAAACTCATTTCTTCCCGAATTACATCCCTAATTAAAGCTTTAAGGTCGGGCTGAGGTGTATTTACAGCTGGAACTACAGGTACAACCTGCGGACTAGCCGCTAATTGCAGTTCAGCTATACGTTTTTGTAACTCATCTATTGAAGAACTCATCTTTACCTCGATTTAGAACCTAAACTAACCAGACCATACCGATTTCAGCCATTAACTCTAGTGTTATTAGCTGTTTGCGAACCAGCTGAACCCGACATTGTTCCAAGATTGACCACAGATTGCGTGTTTCTTTGAAGTTCACTTACAACACCATTTAGAGCATTAACTACATACCCTAATTGTTGTTGCTGTTGTTGTTGAAGTTGGTTCTGGTTAATGTTATTAGTTACATTAACTCCACTATCAGCTACATGACGTTGAGTTCTCAAGTCCGCAATCTGATTGTTCAAGTCAGTAACCATATTAGCTGTAATCAATGCTCTAGTTTTATCACCATCATTAGTAATTTCTCTAGTTACATTATTAAACCCATTAAGCATGGAGACTGTAATACCATCTAACTGATTACCAATCTGCTGAGTAGATTCATGTAGTTCATTAACTACTGCCCCAGTAGAAGTTGCAATAGCCGCCTTAATATCACTTTGACCTTGCAAGTTTGCAATCTGACTTTGTAATTGTTGAACTAAAGCTGTTTGAGCAGTTGAATTAACTGTTGCGTTAATAGCATTTTCGGAAGCATTGATAGAAGAGATAACTTCTTGCGAACTATCTTGAATATCTTTCAACAAAAGCATAGCATTGTTGTTAGCTTGATTTGCATTAGCTAAAGCAGCTGCAACTGCGGCATCAATAGCAGCTCTATCTGCACTTTGACTTGCATTAGCTCCATCTAGCCCGTTACCATTGTTAAAAAGTAATCTACCTAGTAAAGCTCCCATTACAAAGCCACCTTCATTACCGCCACCACCAAAGATATTACCCATATTACCACCTGTAATTGCTGATTGAAAGAGAGAGTTCAAGTCAATGCCTGAACTTGGTACTGTAGAATCGACTGCCATAGTCAAGTCTCCTGTTCTTCCCACTGTAATGCAGTGTCATTTCTGAACAATAGTTGCTCAAAATCTGTATCAGCAAGTTAAGTTTATAACTAAAGGGTCTTAGCTATAAAGTTAAATTGCTATTTCTACCTAGTGTACGCTTGTTTTGTTACAATTTCAAGACATATTTATGGTTATTTTGCGCCAAATCTATGACTTTTAGGGAAATTAGTCACAAATTTGACGCTTTTACCAGTTTAGTTAGGAATCTGAGGGTAACTAACCTCTAAAGGAAACCCAACTTGACTAGTTATATCCCTAAGTGCTTGTCGATAACTTCTTAAAGCTGTAGTGTCTTGCCCTAAGTCCTCAGCTTTGAAAATTAAAATATCTGCATCAGCTAATAAACTATTTCTAACTGTTCTTTGGTATTCTGCGGCTTTGGTTAGGTCATCTACCCAAACTTGAGCAACCCAGTCCCAAGTAGAGTATATCTTTGGAGGTATATCTTTAAATTTTAACTCCCCATTATCTATATAATACCCATCTATATCTGTAAAATAAGTATCAACTTCTAAAAGAAACTCATTTTCACCTACATAAGGTATAAATTCTTCAGAAGTACTTAGATAAAGTTCTTTTATCTCACCTTTTTGGTCATATTTTAGTAACATTATTTTTTCACCGTTCTAGCTGAAAGTAAAGAAGCTTTATAATCTACGTTATACACTAAATATCCTGTACCAGCTGTATAGTAAATCTGTCTCTGAATCTTAATACCTGCTGGCATAGAGGAGACCTTAACTAAGAATCTAGTTCTATTAAGATAAGTATCAGAAAAAGACGCTAAAACAAGATTAGTACTAGAATCTATGACTCTAAGACCGTAAGACACTGAAGAACCTCCTACCATAGCTGAAGTTGTTCCTGTATCTGGAAATTGTAAATCTAATATAGTAGGATAACCTACAGCATTTGCTGGTGTGCTGTATGTATGTATATTAGTCCAAGTAGTAGCTGAAGTAGACTTAGTTACCGAGACAGAGTTAATAGCAATTACATTTTCTACTGTAACTGCTTCGCCTTGTATATTTAAAGTTCCCACAGCTAAACTGCCAATCTGAGCTTGTCCAATAGCTGCACTAGCTATAAAAGTACTTACATTAGAGCTATCAATCTGAGGAATTACTTTAACCCAAACTCCTCCAGTTTTAATCCACATTAACTTAGCAGTTGTATCAAAATAAGTATCGCCATTAATAGCTAAAGCTGAAACATTAGTTCCAGAAATAGGTACACCAGTTCCAGTGTAGGCTGTGCCTGCTCCTGCTGGACCTTGAGGTCCTGTAGCTCCATTTGTACCGTTAGTTCCATTGGTGCCATCTGTACCGTTAACACCTGCTTTAGCTCTAGTTATATTAAGAACTTTACTTAAAGTAGCCCCACTATAAACTGCACTTAAAGTAAATACAGCAGTATCCGCGTTCATAGTGCCAGCTATACTGTAAGCTCCTGCCGCTGTAATAGTACAAGTAAGACCGCTGTTAGCTCCAGATGTTGAAAAAGTACATATAGAAGTTACATCAGTAGTTCCGCTAAATACTTTAAAGTTCCCAGCTGCAGCAGCATAACTAGATACTGTACCATTACTAGCAGCAGGAAGTGTAGAAGTTTCGTTAGTCAGATAGCCATTAACTGCATTTACACCATTAGCTCCATTTGAGCCATTAGTTCCGTTAGTTCCATTAGCTCCTGGACTTCCAGCTGCCCCATTAGCTCCATTAGAACCGTCATACAACTTTAAGATAGTTATCTCGTCATAAACACCACCAGCAGAACATCTAATTCTTATAGAATTACCTGTAAATGCAGTGTTATTATAGGCTAGAGCGTAAGTTTGGTTAGTAGTAGTACCACTAAGCGCAACCCAAGCAGCTCCACTCCAATACTCCCAAGAGTAAGTAGTCAGTCCGCCAAACAAAGAAGCAGTTAAAGTTATTGAATTAACTGTTGGTGTACTAGAACCTGCTGTAAACTTAAATGCTTGTTCTCCATTAACTACTACATAAGCCGCAGCAGTACCATCTTTAGCTAAAAGACTTACAGCCGCCCATTCAGAAGTTGTTATTACGTCTGTAGTTCCAGTACCTAACGCAGTAGCTGTAGTTACCCATCTATAAGCTCCAGTTGTAGGTAAACTTCTTTTCCAAGGGTCTGGCTGTAATCCTGTAGATGTTACCAAAGCTCCGTTAGAAAAAGTATAAGTTAAGTCTGTACTAGGAGGTATAGGAGCAGCTGAAGTTGTTGTAGTTTGATATAGGTAGATAGTAGCTGTATTTATACCATTAGCCCCATTAACCCCATTTACCCCTGCTGTACCATTTTGAGCTAAAATAACTGGACTTGCCCATTCATTAGCTTGAATAGTATCTGTAGGAGTTCCTGCAGAAGCAGTAGCGGCACTAACATATAGAGGGTCAGTACCAGTAGGTAATAAATATGACCAACTATTATCTAAACCAGTAACTATCCCAGAATTAAAAGTATAAGTTACAGGTTGTGTAGGTAAAGCTGGAGGATTTGCTCCCGCAAGTCTTCTATAAATATAAACAGTAGCAGTGGTTAAACCTGCAGGTCCAGTTCCACCTTTAATAGTATATAATGTCCAGTAAGAGTTAGAAGTTGTAGGATATACTGGTGTTGTTACGCTACCACCAGAGGTATGTACAGTCACGCAAGACCAACCATACCCAAGTGCGTCCATAACTATATCACCAACTACATAATTATACCCACTAGTCCAATTACCCAAGAATACATTTCGAGTAGCTCCTACTTGAGGAACTCCAGGACCTTTAGCATTGTTCCAATTAAAGTTACCACCTGCAAAGACTACATTACCATTAGTATCATAAAGTCCTAAAGAGCCGTAAGTAACAATATCTCCAGCTTTATCTATTTTCCAACCTTTAAAAGTAGTTGGGTTATAGTTAGTACTCATAATAGTATCTTTAATAGCTGCGTTAGTAATAACAGCATTAGCTATTTGAGCAGTATTTGTAATCACCGCATTTTGAGTATCTAAAAGACTGGCAACAATAGAACCAGCTTTAATCTCTGAAGCACCTACAGTTCCAGCTATAATCTGCGAGCCAGAAATGAAAGCATTACCATCTCCGCCTTTAATATTACTAGAAGAACCTCCAGTATATGTAGCAATAGGATAGCTCCCAACACTCACAGCTATAAGTAAAGTAGTAGTTACTTGTAAGGTGGTTTGAGATACATTAGGATTAAAGTAAACATAAACATAACCTGTAGTCCAAGTTGTAGTTCCTGCCGCAATTGTATAAGTAAAACTTCCATTTCGTATAATTGTCCCTGCAGTCCAGTTAAGCTTGTTAGGAGTTACAGAATCAACTGTAAATTGTAAACCAGTCTTAGTCCAAGTAGTCGCATCTGCGCTTAAAGGAGTAGAGTTCTGCTCTCCAGAAATGTTAAGTCCAGTTTTGCCAAAGTTATCATAAGCTGCGAGAGCGTAGTAGTAAGTTCCACCTGTAGGAACACTTAAAGTTATATAAGTATCTGCTCCGTCATAGACCAAAGTAGAAGCATTTTTAACGAAGTTAGCCGTTAAACTTCTCCAAACTTGATAACCTTTTACATCTACATCTGGGGTAGTTGTTATATGTAAATAAACAGAGGAAACGCCAGAAATAATATCAAAACTTTGAACTCCAGGAACTGCATTTACAGGGTTAACCTCTACATAGTTAGACAAATCACCAACTAAATCTCTACTAAATACTCTAACTATAAAGTTTCTTTGAGGAGTTCCAAAGATAGTGGAGTTTTCTGCAAAAGAAAATACAAAGTCACCGCCTTTATTAACATTAGGAGCAATTACATAAGTTCCTTTAACAGTTCTAGTAGCTGTATCAAGTACTTGCACAACATAATCTTTAAGCTTATCTAATTTTGTATCATTAGCTGCTGGGTAGCTCCAAACTAGGTTTAAATCTGGTTGAGCAAAAGCAACTCCAACTGTATTTGGAACAACCACATTTGTAGGAGGTAGAAGAGAGGAAACTGCAGCTGCAACTCTATAGTTATAAGGTTCTATACTAGTTGTAACTATAGACTTAATACCAGAAAAAGGGTTAACTGCCCAAACGTAGACCTCATAAACACCTGGAAGTGGGTACTCAATGTCAAAGTTAGTTGTATGTAATTCTTTAATTTGTACAAACTCTTGAGCATCTCTACGATAGCTTACTTCAAATAAAGGTTTGTACTCTGTAGGAGTATTTCCTACAGTCCAGCTCCAAGAAACAGCTAACTTAGAGTACTCAACAACCCCATTTGAGACATGAACTTGTTCAATTTGTAAATTAGTAACTGGAGGTATGCTGAAGTTGTCAAAGTTTACATAACTTCCTGTAGGTTGTACAAAAGTTCCCGTGTTGTCAACATAAAGATACTTGTCTTCATGGTGTGTAAGACCAGTTATTGTATAGATATTAGAATCATCTTTATCTATTTTGATGACTTTAATAACTCTAGGAGTTAATGCTGTTGTTTTAAATAGTACAGTTCCGCTTATAAACGGAGTATCTGTTCCAGCGTAAGTTATAGTTGAAAAAGTTCCATTAGTTTGGTTTATAGTTTTAGAACTAAAAGTAAGACCGTCAGTTCCTACAAACTCAAGCGCATAAGTAGCATTAGATAAAATAATTTCTCTGTCTATAACTACTGTAACCATACCACCAGCAACCGAAGCACTTTTAACAATAGCGTGTCTGGCGTTAGAACTAACATTATCACTATCCATTACAGAGACTAGCTCACCAATCTGGTAATGCGCTCCTTGGAACAACTGTTTAAAGGTAACTAAGTCTCCACTATAACAGTTATTGTATAGAGTCCAGCGAGCTTTTCTTAAAGCTTGATACTCACTTTTACAGCCTAAAAGAATAACATCTGAGGTTTGTAGTCCGTACCGAGTAATTAAAGAGTCATCAAAATGAGTTACAGTATCACTGTCTCCGAAGAAGTCTTCTCTAGCATAAGTTACATTGACAAGATTAGTTCTACCTTCTAAGTCATTAGAGGTGTAGTCAAACATACCATCAATTACAGTTGCATTAGACACAACTTTAGTAATAGGTTGATTTGCACCATCCCATACAATTTTAACTTGCCCAAACTCATTAGATGAGAAGTTAGCATTACCTAGAGTCAGTAGTTTCATTAAGAAAGTAGGTACATTTTCTCTTTCAACACACTGAAGATGAACTGTGTATCTAGGTTCAGTAGTATTTCCAATTGGAACTGGTTCATCGCAGTATTTTGCATAGGTATAGAAAGAACCTAAATCTATATCTGCAGCTGAAATACCTAAACCCCAATCATTATTTCTAAGTACCCAGTAAGTTACCCAAGCTAAGTTATCAGTATATTCTGTGTAAGATTTAAAAGAACCATTCCAAGGAGTTGATTCATTATAGTTTCTTGAAGAAGCTGTGTAATTAGTAGGTAGTAAAAACTTTATACCTTTAACTCTAAACTTTAACTCTGGGATAGATGTTCCAAAGGTCTTAGCATCATAGATAGTAACACCTACAAGAGCTGTCTTTGGGTAAGTTAAAGACTTTTCTGTAATTGTAATAATATTAGATAAAAAAGTTTTACTCATTTTCTTATCAGTAGAATCATCGGCAGAAGTTCTTACTATTTTAACTTCCCAAGAATCCCCAAACAGAGTTCCAGCTGGCTTATCTACCCGAACATCCCAAGCATATACATTTGTACATTTACCTTTCTTAGTAATTGTAGAAGCTAGTTGCCAATTTTCTGTAAAACCATTAGCTAATTTTCTACGTTTGTAAACATCTAAAGAAACTTCATAACCAACTCTATCTCCTTGGTCGGTTACTTTCATAAGTCTATCTATAGATAAAGTAATCCTAGCAGCATCATACTGACCTAGAAGATTATATATTTTTTCAACATTATGTTTGAGTTCTATAGGAAAAGAACCAGCTCCAGCAATAGGAGCTTCAACTTCCGAAAAACCTTTAATTATAGTTTGGTCTAAAGTCCCAGTTCTTGTTTCCCAAGTAACAACTTTAGATTCAAAGTTAGAGATACTTGCACTATTAACTAGAATATCAGAAACAGAATCAATCTCACCTTCGGAGAGTGCAAAAAGCAATCTCATAGTTTGTTGAGATTTTAAGGTATCTTTAGATTCAGTAGGTGTATGACCACCGCCACCTTTTTCACCATAAATATCTAACTCTTCCATTATATTGTTACCTCTTCTGAGAATAATCCCGATGATATAAGTACAGCACCACAGTAAGGGTTGCCAAAGATAAGTGGAACACTTCCACCTTGGTTTCTAACTAAAGGTGCACTATTAAATAAATTTGATTCTTGTTGTTGTGATGAAGGGTCTTTAGCAAATTCTGGAGTTGGAGAAAGAGCTGACATAATAGCTGATACTGCCATACTTATTGCAATACTAGTTACAATAGCTAAAACAGCCGCAGTAGCTATAACTGCTCCAGTAGATGCAGAAGTTCCTAATATCATTACAGCTGCAATCATAAAAGGTTCTTCACCTTCGACTTCAGTTTCTGGAAGAATTAGTAAGGTGTCAAATCCGTCAAACTCCGAAGTAATAATATCTGGACTTAAAGCAATCATATTCTCGTAGTCTTCTCCATTTACAAGAACATATTTATACTCTTCAGAGATTAACTTTGAGACATACTCATTACCTTTAGTTAATTGAAGTAGAGATAATACCTCTTTTAGAGAGTTAGCATGAAACTCAAAACTTTCATCTTCCTGCATTAAAACAACTTTAATCTTTGACATATCTAAGTACCTTTTTAATTCTTCCAATATATGTTTCAAAAGGAACACTAACACTGACAATACCTTGATGTAGGATTTGACCTTTAGTATAAATTCCAAGATGATTACTTTGAAAACCTCCATTGTCTAAAAGAACTAGGTCATTTTCTTTCAATTCATGATAAGGAACTTCTTTAAAACCATATTCTTCTATATAAACATCGAAAATACCGTCAAAAACTCTCAATTTATCGTAATCTGGAGTTATCTTAGCTTCTGGAAGGTCAATACCTAACTCAAACCAATAGAAATCTTGAACTAAGTTGTAACAGTCGTTTAAAAACCACTGAAACCTTCTTCCAATATAAACATTTGACCTAACTCTGGGAAACTGAATAGCATCACTGACAGTCATACCTTCACAACCAACTATAAGCCAAGGTTTTCCAGTCTTCTTTTGCCCGATATAATCCGCATAACTAGGAGTTCTTAAATCAAACAGTTCAGCTTTTCTAGTTTCTCTTGTATGTGAGTGTACAATAGCTATAGTTTTCTTATACCATTTTATATAATCAACTGAATCTATCTTAAAAGATTCTTGAGGTCTGTCTGAAATGTTAGTAACTGGGATAAAGTCTTCAGCTGTTAAGAATCCACACATCTCATTAGGGTAAGCTTGCATTGTAGCTTCTTCTATCTGAACTCTTTGAAGTTCAGTAAGTATAATCTTATCTGACATATTTGTTAATTCCAAGTCCAGGAAAATCCTTCTTCAACATTTGTCTTCTAGGTAACATAGCTCTTTCCTTATCCCTAAAGTCTCTAAGTTCAAAAGAAATCATATTCTTATTATGAGATAGTTTCTTAGCTACAAAGTACTTTAAAGGAGGTAAAGAAATCTTATTAGCTGTGTTTAGATAAGTAGAAAAAGTTCTAGTGTAAATTACAGTAGTTCCTACAATATCTCCGTAGCGGAAAACATATTCTCCAATAGATTTATCTATATTAGCTATAGTAATCTGAGGTCTAGGAGGTGCGCCATCTGAAGAAAAAGATATACCCGAAATTTGAATAGGAAAAGGATAGTAAGTATTGTTTCCAAACATTACATTATGTAAGTTAGATAAATCAGTACTATCCGTCATTGGAGTAAATCTTAGAATACTATTTACAAGGTCAGCTTCATTAGTTGAGGATAAATCTATATCAAATAGCTCTATAAAAGCTGGAACTTCATTTTTTAGAACATCTTGAGCTATTGTCATACATCAAATACCTGTCTAAGAGTACAAGTTACTTTATAGAAAGTTCCTTCGCGCATACGATTAACGTCTCCAGAGATTCTAAACTTTTTCTGTACAGTCTCGTCACAAGGAGTCCAAGTAATAATACCCCAAGTACCTACTGACTTTAAAGCAGCTATGACAGTCTGAAATTCAGCTGTAGTTAAAGCTCCCCAAGTAATATCCCAGTTATCAACTGTATTGTTCAAGCCACTAGGAGCTATTTGCTCGTAACCATCCCCAAACTTAGCAGCTATTTGGCTAAAACTTACTCTTAAAGAACTATCTAAGGTTATCTTACTAACCACTGGCATAGCTACTGTAGTCATTATTAGTATCCGTATTTAGTTATTTGGTTAAGTCTATTTCCAGGTCTAGCTGCAGAGTTAATCTCTTGTTTAGCAATAGCTCTTATAACAGCTTCAGAAGCTTTACTAGCTATTGAGTCTGGAGTAGCATTTGAACCTGCATTAACTGTAGTGTTGATGTAGTATATATTACTGCCGCGCTGTTGTCCAGTATTATCTACACTCACGCCTAGTTTTCCTTGAGAATTTCTTTTCAAAGGAAGAATAGCTTCTGGACCTGCTTCACCCATTAAACCAACACCTTTTGCAAAAGGAAATACTGTAGGAGAGTTAACTATAGTTCCAGAGTGTTTTGAGATACCAGCCCCAGAGTAAATTCCACCTTTAGCATTATAGTCGATTCCTTCTTCAAAAGGAGTAGTATCAAGGTTAATAGACCCATCACCTACACTTCCTACAGAACCTAAAGATGAAGTGAATAAACCTCCTAAAGCACTAAGTCCCATTCTAAGTATAGGTCTTAAAATAGCACTTCTAACTTCTTGTGCAATAATTCTAGCAATATCTTCTACAATGCTAGTTGCAAAACTTTTGAAAGCTTGTTTAGCAGTCATAGTGTTAGTAATTAAACCTTGGAAAGACCTGTCAAAAGCATTACTTAAAGATTGTTCCATAAAGGCTGCAGTTTCATTAGCTACTAGTTTTAAACTCTCTAGTTTTTGAACAGCTAAGTCGTAACTAGCTTGACTAGCTGGTCTAGCTTCTGGTCTAGCTTCATCTAAAGCTTGTTTAGCTAAATCAACATCTTTCTGTCTAATCTCTAAAAGTCTTTCATTAGCTTTAGTTCTAGCTATAGTAGCACTTAAACTGCCCATTTGACCTACTTGTTCAAGCTGATTAATTCTACTTACAGCGTCAGTATGAATCTTTTCCGCAGTAGCTGTCTCTTTATCATAGATAGCCATCTTAGCTTTAAGATTTCTAGCTTCTATAAGAATCTCAAGTTCTTCTTTACGGAGAGATGCAGTCTTGCCAACTTCTCCACCTTCTTTAATCTCAGCTTCAATCTGTCTATTAAGAAGCTCAAGTTTAGTTTTAGTAATTTCAGTAGAATCTCTTTCAATCCCTAAAATGTCTTGGTACTGTTGATGAATACTAGCTAGATTAGTTTCGTAGTCATTCATTCTAGCAGTTGTTTCATCTCCAGCTACTTTACTCTTAGTCTGATAGTCATCTTCAAGTCTTTTTAACTGTTCATCAGCTTTAGCTATTAAATCTTTTTTACCCGATTGTTCTGCTAAAGCTTTTTGTTTCTCATACCAAGATTTTTCAGCATTGTAATCTTTATCAAGTATCTCTTGTTTACGTCTTGCATACTCCTCAAAAGATAGAATCTTAGCTTTATTATCAGAGTCAAGCATAGCTATCTGATTTTTAGCATCATTAGCAGCTGTTTTCTGGTATTCTTGGAATACTCTACCTTCTTCTTTAAAGCCTTTCAAACGCTCACTAGCAGCTTTATCAGCTTCTTTTTTACCTTTTTCATTAAACTGTTTGATGTAGGCTTCTTCACCTCTAGCTACATCTTCAAGCATAACTTGTTTAGTAATTTGTAACTGCCTAAACTTTTCAGCATCAGGCATAGTAGCTATATCAAGTTCTTCTGCTCTAGTTGGTTGTCTGCCCTCTTCTTTAATCTTAGCTTGAAGTTTCTCAAGTCTAGTATAGGCGTCAATACCTTTCTCTACAGTTTGGAAATCTTTTTCCCAGACGGCAGTCTTAACTGACTTCTCACCAAAAGCTCTAGCTTCTTCAGCAGTTTTAGCATATTTACCTAAGTTAGCTGTGTACTTTTCAGTAATAGCTGAAAGACTAATCTTAGATGCAGTAGCTATTCTCTCTTTTTCAGCAAGTCTTTCAGATTCAATAGATGTTCTAGCAAATTGTTCTACAGTTTGTTTTTGAAGTTCTAAAGCTTTAATATCAACTTTACCTTTAGCTATAGCAGCTGCAGTACTAGAACGCATACTGTTTTCGCTAAAAACATCTCCTTGTTTCTTAAGATTTTCTAGCTTTTTCTTAGCATCTTCAATATCTTTATTAATCCCAACAACTAAAGGGTCTTCAGATACTTTAACTTCTAAAGGAGTTTCATCAACTTTAGATTGTTTTCTAATCTTATCAATCTCAACTTGTCTTTCAAGAACTTTATCATGTACAGCTCTAAGGTCTTCTAAAGCATCTCTACCTTTATTAGCTTCTGATACAAAGTAAGCAAACCCACCAGCCATAGCAGCAATAGCAGCTGTTACTGGACCTCCTAATGCCATAGCAGCTACTCGAATAGCATTGATAGCCGCACTAGCTTCTAAAATCTTGAGAGCTAAAGCTGCAAACTCAATAGCTACCAAACCTACTGCAACTTTTAAACCTACTTTAAATGCTTCACTAAGTTGGTCAACTCCTGTAACAAGTCTAGTAACATGGTCTGTCATTTCTGCAACTCCTTTTACAAAAGAGTTCATAGGACCAGAACTAGAAGCATAGATAGCTTCTCCAAGTTTAGTAAAACTGTTATACATTCTACCAATGTTAGCATTTAGACCTTCAGCTGCTATTACAAAAGCAGGAGCAAATCTATCTTTCATATATGCTATAAAGTTTTCCATAACATCTTTAGCATATACAGTCCCTTCTTTCATTCTTTTAGCTAGTTCTTCTGGAAGAATCTTCATAGAAGCTGCCATACTAGCAAAAGCTCCAGGAAGTAAGTTACCTAACTGTTTAACTAACTCTTCAGACTGTACTTTAGATTTATTGAAAATCTGAGCCATAGCTATAAAGATACCGTTAGCTTTATCGGCACTTAGATGCAAACCTGTAATTACTGTATTTAAGTTAGTAAACATTCTCCAAGTAGACTCTAAACTTTGACCTGCAAGAGAAGTAGATGCTTGGAAGTTCTTAAAGTTTTCTCTAAGCACATTTACATTAATACCTGTACGTTGAGCTTCTGCATCTAAAGCTTTAAGCGCACCTGCAGCTCCAGCAGAACTACCCATAGTAGCTTCTAAAGATGCTCTAACTGAGTCAAGTTCGATGCCAATTCTAGGTACAGAGGTAATACCTTGCCAGACTTTTGAGAATACACCTCTTAACACTTCAGCAGAAAGAATAAGCTTACCCATGTGGAGAAGCAAATTCTCGTAACTTCTTGTAACTGCTTGAGGAACTTCTCTAACAACTTCTGAAGAGCGAGGTACTTGAGGTACTGTAGGTCTAGCAGATTGAGTCATACCTCTAATCATAGCTATACCAGAATCAGAAGACGGTCTAAAGTTAGAAGAAGACATTATCTGTGTAAGAGTTCTGCTTTGTTGTTGAGCAGCTTGAGCCATTAAAGCACTTCTATCTTGTATATCTCTTTTAAGAATAGCTAGTTCTCTTTTTCTAGCTTCTTCAGCAAAATAGATAGTATTTTCCATCATTTGTCTATTAGCAGTACTTCTAATAGTAGATTGCTCTTCCATAGCACTTTTTAAAGCTTGCAATTCTCTCTGTCTAACTCTTGCAACTTCTGTAGCTTCCTCTTTAATTTGCTGAGTAGCATATCTAGCTCTAGCAGCTTTAGCATCTTGCGCAAGTTTCTCTGCAGCTTCTTCTTCTCTAATTTTAGCTATACGTTTATCAGTTTCTTCTGTAAGAGCTAATGTTTGTCTTTTATAACTAGTAATACTAGCATTTCTTCCCAAACTAAGTTGAGAAGAGCTAATCTCTTGGTTAATATATCTATCTTGAATAGATTTAAGTTTTGCTTTAAGGTTCTCTTCAATCTGTCTTTGTTTTTCAGCAGAAGCAGCTTTGATAGCATTTATACTATTAGCTCCTTCACGATTTAAAGATATTTGTTCAGTAATAGCTGCCCTAGTTCTAGCAACCATATCAGTTGTTTCGGCAACACTTATAGCTTTTCTACGGTCAGATTCTTCCTTAAAAGCTTTAGCTGCTTCTTCCTCCCGTCTTTTTTGAGTAGCTCTTGTTTCTCCAGTAACATCTGAAGTAGCTACATTACCACTAACTTCTAAGAAACCTTTAGAAAGTTTAGATTGAACTTGCTGAAGAGCTTCTACAGTTCTAGCAGCTATTTGAAGATAATGTGTGTACTTTTCAACTCCATCTTCTCCTAACTGCATAGAAGTTCGCAAGTCTCTAATACTAACTGCAGTTCCTTCTACAGCTTTAGCTACAGCACTAAAAGCCGTAACTGCATCAGCAGTATTAGTTTCGATTTTAAGTTTAAGAGTCTTGAGTTCGGTTGCTGTCGCCATTATCTTCTGCCTTATCAACTATAATATCTAAATACCCAGAATGGATATAGGGAATTAACTGTAAAGTTCTCTCTACAGGCATACATTTATCTTTAACTAAAGCTAAAAGAACTGAAGTATCAAGTGCGTAGTATTCGGAGAGGTAGTTAGTTAAAGTCCTATAAACACTAACTATCTCTTCCAAAGAGTCCCAAAGATAGAAATAAACTTCCTCGCCCTCTTCCACTACATCAGCTTCTTCAAAAGCGAGAGATTGAAAAGCAGCTTTAAAGTCATCTTCTTTAACCTTAGCTCTAGCTATACGGTTAGAGTTTGCACTTTCTAAAGCTGCTTTCCCTAGAAACTCTCCCGCTTCTATTAGTTTTTTAGTTCAGCTTCCTTATAGGTTACATTAACTAATGCGTCTCTATAAGCTTCAAAAAGGGAGTTCTTCCAAGGATTAGACCCCATATAGTGAGTTAGGAGGACGTCTAACGCATCTTTAGGAGATTGGAAGAACTCATTTGGTTCAACTGTTCTTGTATCTGCAACTACTAAGTCCTCTAAGTAGTCGCCTTTCTCGTCATAAATCTCAAGAACAGCATTTTTAATGTAGATAACTTCTTTAGAAATAAAGTTGAAATCAGCATTAGTATCTGTGGCAGACTCTGGAGTTTGTTCTTTGAATTTTGCTTCCAGCTGCGAAAGGTCATATCGTTTGAAACCTACAAGTACTTCGCTAGTAGTGCCAGAAGCATCAGTAGCTTTTACTTTAAGTTCGATAGTTGGAGTTTGTAGCTTTACAAATAGTTTTTTAGCCATTTTAGTTGTCCTCTAAAGTTATATAAAAAGAGGAGGAGCTATTAACTCCTCCTTGAAGCGCACAAATCTTATTGGTAGAAAATAAATGAACTACCAGTATTACGGAAGGTTACGTCTCTACCTAAATAGGTAGCAATTTTACCTTGTTTTGTATTAGCTAATTGTAGTTTATCCCACATATAGGTAATACCTGTACCAGCAACTAAAGCACCGTTACTATCTTTCTTACCAAACTGTAATACAGCTGAGAAGAAGCTACCAGCTTTAGTGTCTGGTAAGAATACACCAGAAGCACCAGCTTGGTCTTCTAACATAGATACTGATACGTCAGTTGGAGTACCACCTTTAGCGAAACCCGTATCGCAACCAGTCATATATCTTTGGAAGTCGTAACCAAAGAAGTTAGCTGCATTTAAAGTTGAGAAACAGAATGTAGATGGAGCTACATCTGAAACTTTAATAACTGCAGTACCAGAAGCAGCTGAAGTATTACCTTTTACATAGTAAATAGCTTTAGTTGGGCTTACAAAGTATAAAGTGTATTCGCCATTTAAAGCCGCTGGAGTTAATCCAGAGATTTTAACTCTTCTAATTTGCCCAGTAGCTACTCCAGAAGGTGCTGAAGAGAAGTTAACAGTTACTTGAGCTGAGCCAGCAGTTACTGTACTAACTGTACCGCCTAAAGATGCTGTAAAAGTATCTGAAGGAGAGATTTCTACAAGGTAAGCAGAAGTAATTGTAGAGTAAAGTACTGAAGGAGCTACTCGTGTAGTTTGTTTGCCAAAATCAGCAACTTGTTTAGCTACTGGAGTAGGGTCATCAGCATTACCTTTCAAAGAGAATTTCAAAGAAGGTACTTCACCTACAGTTGCAGTTACGTCTACAGTTCCGCGTAAATCCCAGAACTTATATAACTTGTCGTTAGTTGCATCGTCTGGAGTTGATTTACGGAAATCAGCTGTACCGTAGTCTGGTGAGTCAGTTGCGTTATCTACAAATACTTGCTTAGTAGTTGCGTCAACAATAACATTACCACCACAAACTTGATATAGTTTCCAAAGACTTGCGTCATTAGGAACGATAGCAGTAGTCATATCAGACAATACTTGTTGGAAAGTATCAATCTGTAAGTCAATATATGTATCTTTTTCATAAGTGTACTCGTCACGAGATAGAGAGTCACCTAAGTATTGGTAAGAACCTGTATCACGAGTAGGGTCTCCCATAATAGCTGTACAGGCAATAGCAGTTGTAGAACCTAAACTACCAGTAGCTACTTTATTTGCATTACCAGAACCACCAGTTTGCAACGCAAAGTAAATAGCTTGGTTTTTTTCATGAAATTTAGCCATTTAGTTATGCTCCTTCTACTAAAGTTTGAGCTTCTTGAGCTGCAAGTAAGTCTTGAGCAGCTTGTAATTGCCCACACATACTATCCGCAGGAAGTTGATTTGTTTCTTGGGGTAAAGAAGTATCTACCACACTTCCATCTTCTTGAATAACACTACTAGCCATAAATACCTCTATAAAATTGAAGTTGTTGGAAAACCAATTCGCCAAACATCTACCCAATAGAACTTACTATTAGATAGACCCATAACTCCACCTTGGGCGTATGTGAAGCTTGTATGAATACTATTAGCTGCAACTGGATTCCAACCTATAAGTTTTTTATAGATAGTTTTCCAGATTGTACTAAAATCAGCTTGCTGACAAATCAGCTGGATAGTAAAGTTTTGTACTAAGTTCTCACCATTAAGGTCATAAGTGTCATAAGCTAATGGTTGATTAGGGTTTCTACTATCTATATTACTATAACTAATATATACTATAGGAAGGTCAGTTAAAGCTTGCAAATCAACTTCTCGGTCTCTTGCAAACTGAATAGTATATCCTGTAGTATCTAATCTAGTTTTTAAAGTTTCTAAAGTAATCATAAAAGAACCTTGGAGATGTAATCTACATAAAGTTTAGAGTAGCCAGTAAGGTCTGGAACGGGAGCTTTAGTTACACTAAAAGTATATGTATAAGCCGTGTCGTCTATTGTAAATTCATCATCAAGTTGTAGTTGATTATCGGCTATATCTAAAGTTGAAACTCTAAATGTAAAGTCTTGTTTAGTAACTTCGTAATCAGCTGTAATGATAGATTCAACTTGAAAACCAGGAATTCCATAAATCTCAAACTGGGTAAATGTAAGAAGGATTCCAGCTTTTTCAAGAACCATTTGTATGTCTTCTATCATAAGTCCAGTTTCTCCATTACTCTGTCAGCAAAGCTATTTCTAAAATCTATAAGATACTTATTTTCATCATAAACCTTTCCTGCCATTTCTGGTAAACTAGGTCCGTTAATTTCATAATAAGGTTCTCTCACACCTAAAAGGTCATCTCTAGTAGGAAGTACTTGCCAAGTTTGACCACCTTCAAAGTAGTTTCCTCTTCTCATAACTCTAATCTTTGCATTAACTTTTCCTTTAAATGCGCCTTTGATTAAAGTCTGTCTATCTCTTCGTATATGAGCTATAACTGCATCTACGGGTTTCTTTCTTTTAATATGACCAGCTAAATCTGGTGTAAATATATTTGGAGCTACAAACTTACTAATTGCTCCAGTTGGCACTGTTTGGTTAGGAAAAGCAGATATAGGAAGTCTAGGACCTTCATACTCCAAACCAGAAGATATAAAACCAGCACCTCTTCTTAAATTAGATTCAGTTGAACCTACAAGTACTGAATTTAAACTTCTATTTCCTGTCATATAGGTTTGTTTAACTTGGTTAGTTAAAACCCTATGCAGTTCTCCAGTTACAGAACCTATGGCTTTCACTACTTTTTTCTCAAATACTTCTGTACTTAAAGCTTGTTTAAGTTCTTCAGCACCTTCAAAAGTTATAGTAAAAGCCATAGTTGTTCTACCTTACATTACTTTCCAAGCAACTGTTGAGTTGATTTTGGTGTGCATGAATAAAGGAGCTGATTGACCTTGTAACCAAGGAGTACCAAACTCATCTTCTACCCATGAATTCCAGAACATTTCAGTAGCTACAAAGTCAGCCGCACCATGTTGGATAGCACCATAAGCTTGTACACCATAAGTAGCAGCTGGAACCATAACTACCCAACCGTTAGGAATGAACTTAGTTAAGCTTGTAGATGCACTTGCAGTACCTTGATAAGCTGCATTGTATGTCCAGATAGGAATACCAGCAATAGTACCACGAAGTTTCAAACCTTCTTTAGATTGTTGACGTGGTAACAAGTCAACTAAGAAAGAAGAAGTAGTTGTGATTAAAGTTGAAATCACAGTTGCAAAACTTGCGTCTTTAGTTACTTCTTGCCAAGCATCATCAGACATATAGATTTTGCTGATTGGTTCCCAAGCTGCATCTAACATTTGTTGTAAGTCAGCAATAGGAGATACAGCTTTAGTACCACCTGTAGAACCCCAAGCACGTTTACCTGCGCCACCGTTATCAGTAATAACTGGTAAAGTAGAACCTGTAGGTAAGTTAACTGCAGTTGCAGTCAAGTTTGCACGGTTAGCTTTACCACCGTTTAAAGTAGCAGCGTCAGTAGCAATATTTGGTTCTAAATCTACTAATACAGAAGGATGTCTTTCTGAAGTAGCAACATAAGAACCGTAAAGTAAGATTTGTGATGCAATCCATTCAAGTAAACGGTCACGTTTAGCTTGCATTAACATCATGTTATCTTGCAATGCAGAAGCAATACGTCCAGCATTAGAAGTAGGAACAGAAATCTGCTCACCAACTCTTCTTGCACGAATGTTTCTGAAGTCAACTGTAGTTTTATCTTTCCAGTAAGCAGGATAGAATACTTTAGTTTGGTAGCCACGAGCAACAGTTGGTTTAGCTTGTGCATCTGGAGCTACAAAGATACCAATACGCAAGTCTGGAGAAACTTTATCTAAGTTAATAGTTTCAGTTTCAAAAGGTTGCATAACACCAAAGTTAGATTGTAACTCGGTAGGAGTTGGGTATTCACGGTCAGTAAGTGTACCGTAAATCTCATTTAATTCATAAGGAGTAGCAAAACGAGCCATTATTATACCTCACCAGTATCTAAGAATGTTAAGGCAATCATACTACCTTCAACAAGTTTTTGTTTTAACAAGTTAGTGTTGATTGCTGAAGGAAATACAAGTTGGTCAGCAAAGAAGTCACCAGCGATATAAGCTTGAGCAGGTTGGTCAGCTGAAGTAGCATCTACAGCGTTCAAAAGAATACCAGCTACTTTATTAACACCAGCGTGTACTTTCCATTTACCAGCTGTATCTGACTCTAATAGAGTGTATTGAGCTAGGTTTTGTCCTAAAAGTAAAGTACCAGTTTTAACTACTACGTCTGGGTCTGAACCAGCAATAAGTCTTTTAGGTGTATATGTAAAAGTTTCAGCAGCCATTATTTAACTCCTTTAGATAGAGAGTGAGCAGCGGCAACAATGTCTTTAATAGAGTAAGAAGTACCTTCAATCTCTACTTTAGTTTCAGTTGCATCAGTTGTTAAGTTTTTAGAAACAGTAGCTTCTACTGGAGCAGCTGTGTCGATTGCAGTTGAAGTACCGATAGCATCGGCAATAGCAGTAAAGATGTCAACTGCATCTTCTTTAGCTGTACCAGCTGAGATACGTTTAATAACTTGTTCAGCTGTAATTTTCAAAGACTGACCTGCGCCTAAGATGTCAATACATCTTGCACGTTCATCAGCAATAGCTTTTGCTACAGTGTTAGTAACACTAGCTTGCAGTGTAGCTAACTCCGTATCTTTAGCACTAAGTTGAGCTTTCAACTCTTCTAGTGTCATAACATCACCTCGTTTAGTTGTTGAATTTAAATTTAAATTAATTACTTCATCCATAGAGGAAACAATTCCATCTATAAGACCTAACTCTAGTGCCTTATTACCTAAGAAAGCATCAGCTTTCATACTAACAATAGACTCTAAGGTTAATTGTGGGCGGTTCTTCGCCACTTCTGCATTAAAGAGACTGTCTAGTTCAGCTAACATAGCCGAGTACTTATCAATAACAGCAGAAGATATTTGTTCGTGAGGATTGTATAAAGCTTTATCCTCTTTACTACGCAAGATTGTATAGTTATAGCCGTCTTGTTTGTCTGCTTCAGTAACATCTACTAGGGACATGATGACACCAATAGAACCTACTGTTGAGCTTTCAGTTGCATATACTGTTTGAGCCGCTGAACCGATTGCATAAGCAGCTGAAGTCATAGAACCATCAGTAAATGCTACAGTTTCTACCCCGTAAACGGATGGTAAAGAAGCTATATAGCTTGAAAGACCAAAAAGACCAGATACTTCACCGCCAGGGCTGTCAATGTAGAATAAAACCTTATCTGCGCCTTCAGCTACTGCTTCTTCTACTCTACTTTTAATACCTGCATAGGAAGTAAAGCCAGATTCACCAGCTCCTCCTTTAGAAACTAAACTATCAAACACATTAATAACTGCAGTCGAGTTTGAACTAGTTACTTGTTTTTCTGAAGGACTAGCTACTCCAGTATCTAAAGCTTGACCAGCTAAAAGCTTTAAGCTGACATTACTAGAGATAATTTCTAACTTATCTTGACTGATAGCCAGAGGAGTGTTAATTAATCTTGTTAAAAGTCTATGATGTTTGTTCATATACCCACCTTGAAAATGATAGTCCTTTATACTCTTTCTACAAGGAAAAGTCAAGGACTATCTGAATTTATTTACAATTACATACCAGCAGAATTAGGATTTGCTTTTATGTTCTTAGATTGAGTTGTATCTTTTACAACAGGTTCAAAGCTAACTCCACTTTGTTGTTGAAGCTTTTTATCCTCTACAATTTCTTCAACAGTTAAGTTTCTTTCTTCGAGTTTACTTTCCCAAGTTGCAAATCCACTCTGAACCTCAAGTAAATCAGCTTGAGCATCTTTCAAATCATTAACTCCATATTTTCTTGGGTACTGGAAGGTAGGAGTTAAGTTAGCAAAGCTTTTATTACTATAAATTGAAGCAAGTTCTCTAAACCGATTGCATAAAGGTTGTAAACCTAAGTTTATAATGTAAAACTTATACATGAATTCTGCTCTTGTCTTCATATCAATAGCTACTTGCTGAAGAGCTGAGAAACTAATACCTGTAAGGTCTCCAGTAAGAACCTCATAAGTAAGCCCAGCTGTTTGGGCAATCTTATGTAGTTCAGCTTTGATTAGTTCGGGTAAGTTAGCTCCAATATCTGTACCTTGATAGAAAGCTATATCTTCACCTTTATTTAGGTATTGGACGCCCCCTCCAGAAGCTTGAGTAACCACTCTTCGCTGACCTGTAGACTTATCAATATCATTTGGGTCAATACTATTAAGAGCAGAACCGACAGAAACAGCGGCAGAAGGATTAGTATTGCGAACGACCCAACTAATAGCTTGGGCAGCTTTTTGTTTAGCAACTGTAGCATCGGTAAGGTCGTCCAATTCGTATAAAGGTAAAAGAATAGGGGTAAGTGCAGGAATACCTCTCCACTGCCCTGGTCTATCTCGGATAAATAGATGTAAAACCTCGTCTGCAGGTACTTCAACTTTCTCAACAGAGTAAAGATTAAACAAGTTAAAGTTAGGAGTTCTTTTACTAAAGTAGTAAACACTTGGTTTACTATTCTCGAACTTAATACCATTACGGGTAGTTTGTGGAACTCCATTAGTAAAGTTAGGGTCAAGATACTCGGCTTCAATGTTTTGTAGAACTAGTGGGATAGGATGACCAGCTCTCTTCTTAATCAACATTCGGCAAAGAGCTTCTCCAGACTCAAACATAGCTCCATTCCAAGCTTCTTGGGTATTGTCTAAAGTCCCATAACCATCTAAGTTAGGGTCAGCTGCAAAAGTATCCCAAAGAGCTTGCATCTTTTTATTAACTTTACCTTTATCGTCTTTCCATTTCACGGAAATTGCATTAAGGTTAATAAGGTTCTTTGTTTTAGCTGTCTTTGCCCAACCATTATTTCTAACAGCATGATGACTTCTTTGCCATAAAAGATTAAGTTCTCTAGCTGCAAGTAGGTCAGATTCTCCAGTAACTAAACCTTTCTGCTCAAGTCTATAGTTAGTAACAGCACCATCAAAAGCTTGTTGAGTAGCTCTTGAGTAGTAGAATTCTTCTGAATCATAAGGTAAGGACATAATTAGGCTCTAAATTTAGTTACGTTAAGAGGAATGTTAGTCATAGTTCTAAACTGCATCTGAGGTTGAGTTTGAAGACTAGCTAACTCCTGCGTCAATTCAGCTTGTTCAGCTTTTAAAACCTCATAAGTTATTTCTTGATACTGGAAAAGACGAGTAAAGTCCCCAGAACCTAACCGAAGTTGGGTTAAGCGTTTCCCAGCTATTAAATCTTGCAGAGCAGCATTAACTACTGACAAATCTGCTTGCACTTCTGTTAATGTTCTAGCCATTAAAATCTCCAGTTTCAGTTGTAACGTGTAGGTACTGTTCTAAAGCAGCCCAGTGGAAGTTGGTGTAGTTTCTAATTTGTATAGCATAAGCAGCATGAAGAGCCATCTTTTCACAGTCAATAGCTTCTTTATGTTTACCAGAGATTAGCTTATAGCCAGCTTTAGTTGTATCTGTTTCAAATGTTTTTCTACAGGAGAGAATACCTTCTTCGTAACCTCCATACATAGTTTCGCAATGATAGTTTCTATCTCGATTGCCTTTAAGGTTAAACCTTCTGAGAACTTCCTCATGTGCGCGGTAAGCTCCCATAGGAAAGACATTTACACCCATAGTTTGAGCTAAAGTCTTTCTTTCTTGAGTAGCTGAACCTACTTCCATAGTGTTAGGTTCATTAAATATCTCATAGTTGTTGAACTTCAACTCTCCAATACCTTTACAAGCAAAGATATGTTGATGCTTTAAACTCATCTCTGAGACCCATCTATACACTAGTTCAGCTGTTGCACCATCACCAGAGTCAATAGAAGCAGCTGAGATAGTTAAGAACTTGCCTTTACCAGCTCCATGAGTCCATTTCTGAAGAATGTAATCAGATAATCTTTCCCAAACTGAATCACTATAGTCAAGTACATCTCCAAAGATTTCAGTCCAGTTAACTAGCCAAGAGTTGCCATTTCTTCCCCAAGCTCTAGTTACTATAGCAAAACGATTATGCTGAACGTCAATACCTGTGGTTAGGATTAAACCTTCATAAGGAACTACCATTTCTGGGTAATTCTGTCTTCTAGCTTTCATTTCATCTATACTTAGTCCAGCATTTAGAGGAACATAAGCTTCACCTTTAGAGTTATTAGTAAAACTCTTCATCAAACCTTCATGCCCATTGTCATATGCTTTCTGAGCTTTAAGTTTCTGTTTAGCTAGATTAACAAGACTTGAAGCTTCAAAGGAACTTAACAATTCATTGAAAGCGAATCCATAAGTATCAGATACGCTAGGATTAGAGCTAACCCAACCCATATTATGATAGTCGAGAGCAGCAATAACATTTCGTTTCTTATCGTCATTGTTCCAGATTCCTAAGCAAAAGGGACATTCATAGTAAGCTGTTTCGGGATTATATATCCCATAGAACTCATCTATTCTTCTTTCTTGCCACTCGTCACACTTTAAGTTATCAAAACTTAGAGAATGAAACTCATTGCAAAGGTGACAAGGAACTAGGTAAACCATCTTATTACTTTGTTCATAAGCTGAATCTACTTGACTAAAGTCTTTATCTGTAGGAGTTCCAGCATATATAAGTTTACTGTCAGAGAATGACTTCATTCTTTGTTTAAGAATAGCCATCCCATCTCCTTGATTGTTAACGTCTTTCTTAACACCATCTGGTTCTTCGACTACTACATAAGGTATTACTGAGGACTTTCCATCTTCAGCTGTACCTGCATTTGCAAGAACTAAGAAACCTCCATCATAAGGAATATGCTTGTGAGATACTTTAGCTAAACTTCCAATCTTTTCTCTAAGTACTGGAGTATGTTTAATGTAAGGAACTAACTTTTCCTTGTAGAACTTCTGCGCTGAAGCTGCTCTAGGAAAAGCTATCATTATGTTTCTTGGGTCTAGGTCAATAGTTCGCCCTATCCAGTTATTAATAGTTTCTGTCCAAGCAATCTGAGCTGACTTCTTACCTACAATAACTCCTATCTCTGGGTTGTCTAAACACTCCATTACATAAAGCATCCAAGGAGTTTCCATACAGTTCATCTTTCCTGGACGTGAGGATACGTCTGAGGTTAAGAACCTATTAGCTTCTGCCCACTCTCTTGTAGACATCCTGTTAGGTTTTTTAAATAACTGTAGAGCTTTACCTATAAAGAGACGTTCTCCCCAACTAGTTTCTAAGTTAAGTTCAGCCATAGCAAGCAAACTCCTTATGGTGTTCAGTTCTCATGTCTGCTAGCCATTTAACCGCAGTTTGTAAAGCTTCTTCCTTAGATGAAAATTTACTAATGGTAAAACTTTTCTGAAATCTTTGTTTATCTACAGCTAATCTAGCAATGTAAGAGTTGTATCTCCAAGACCAAAGAATACCTTTATGTCCAGATTCTCCAATAGCTGTAGTACTTCTATTAGCATTATTTTCAGCTGAAGTACATTCTCTTAGATTCTCTAATCTGTTGTCAGTTTTTACACCATTTTTATGGTCTAGTTGTTTAGGTAGATAGCCATACTCATATAACCATGCCATTCTATGACCTTGATATTTCTGCCTATCTATTACAATAGCTATATACCCAGTAGGAGTTGTATGTTTGATAATATCTCCAGCTTTAGCTCTTTTGCCTACATCTATTCTTCTAGTAAATATACCAGTAGTTTTATCGTAATAAAATAGCTCTTTTAAATCTGCTTGAGTAATCATAGTTCTTCCTTGTTAAAAGTTTCTTCCATCTCTTCTTCAGCTTGTTCTAAAGATAAGTCTTTATCTAGCATAGTTTGTACATAATATCTGGAATCCTCATTGGCTCTAACTGCAATCTTTTCTCCTAAAGAATACAAACTTTCTAAAGTATTATCAATAGTATCTCTTGTTTCTGGATGTTGACGCGCAATATTAACTAAAGAACTTCTTATAATTTGAAATACTGGTTCAAATAATTCTTTCATCACAAGAACATCAATAACTTCTTCTTTTAGAGTCTTAATTTCCATCCATTGTAAATATTCTTTGGCAATCCCATTTCTAATGTCTTGAGCTAGTTTAGCTTCACCCATAGAAGTTGACCGAGTACTTACTTTCTTCTTATAATGGTAAATGTATTGTTGGATGGATTCTCTGTAACTAGCTGAGGTTCTTGAAGGTAACTTACCATCCTGCCGTCCTTGGTGAACCATAGATACAGGAATATCTAAAATACCTGCTAGAATTGCAGGACTAGCTTGAGCATCTAAATCTATAATTGCTTTATTTGTTGGGTCTAGGCTTGTCATATCGTCCTCTTTACTTTAAAATTCACTTGAAATATACAATATTTTAAAGAAAAAAGCAAAATTTTAGATAAAATAGTTAAAATTCTTTAAAATTAACCAAAATCGATTGACTTTTAGACGGTACTTATGGTATCATCAAGGAAAATAAAGTACTTATATGAAGTATCAAGCTTACACACTAACTGTAGAACTTAAAGACCTTTGGGAAAGAGCTTTTAATAGAGAAGTTATTATTGTTGACTTTACAGATAAGCCCGAAGCAATTCTACAGTGTCAGGTTTTTTGGACTGCCCTCTGTAACTATAGAAGGAAAGTTAGAAACTGCAAGCTTAATCCTTTATATAAAGATGAATGGTCTAGGATTGAAAGAGCTACTCTTCGGAGAATAAACTTAACTTCATTCTGTTTGTATCGAAAAGGTAAGTATAGTTTAGATAAGAAGAGAGCAAACTACGAGAGTAGACTTCCTTGGAATGACTTAGAATTCCCTAACTCAGTTGTTACATACTTACAGGTTTAGATATGCCAGACTTACCTTGCAGAGTTACTAGACTTGAAGTCAAGTTAGATAATGAAGCTGAAGACAGTAAAGAGTTTAGAACAGAGATTAGACACGCTCTGTTAGAAATATCTGACTCTGTTCAAGCTATGAAAATGCAAAGAGAAAAGCAAGTTGGTTTTATAGCTGGAGTTTCTGCAGTGATTGGTGTTATAGTAACTACCGCTGGCTACATATTTAATAAATTTTATCAATAGAAGGTTTTATGACAGCTGTTAAACTTAATCTTCCTACCATAGAAAAAGGTGCTACTTACAATCATACTGTGTACTGGAGAGCAGCTGATAAAACTACGCCTATTGATATTACAAACTGCACAGCTAAAATGCAAATCCGTCCTACAGTTGACAGTTCAGTTCTTCTTGGAGAACTAAGTACTGCAAATGGAAGGTTAATTCTTACTGGAACTACAGGGAAAATTGAACTAGCTATTGCATCTACAGATACAGGCGGACTTGTAGCTACTAAAGATGCAGTTTACGACTTAGAGATTTACTTCCCTGCAAAAACAATTAGACTTATCGAAGGTAAAGTAACTATTAAAGAGGAGGTTACTCGTGGCTGATACTATAGTAGTTAATGAGGTTGTTGATACCATAGTTATAGCTGTTGGTGGTGAACAAGGACCTCCAGGAATTACTGACTTTAATCCTACTCTTAGCTTTGTAGGAGATGTAACTGGTTCTGGTACTACAGGACAAGCTGTTACTACTTCGTTAGCAAATACTCAAGTTGTTTCTGGAAGCTACGGCTCTCCTAGTAAAACTACTACATTTACAGTAGATTCTAAAGGCAGATTACAAGCTGCGGGCGAAACTAACATCCTAATAGATGCTAATGCGGTTATAGCTGGTATCTTTAACTCTTCTCGAATGCCATCTTTCTCTGGGGATATATCTACTCCAGCAGGTAGTACCGTGACTACACTTGCAAGCACAGGTGTTAATGCTGGTGACTATACTAAAGTAACTGTTGATGAAAAAGGTCGAGTTACAGGTGGAACTAACCCATCTACTATTGGAACTTACGGCATTATTGATGCTTATACGAAGGTGGAAGTTGACGCTGCTGTTGCAAGTGCTACTCCAAGTTTTGATACCTTAACGGGCAAACCAAATACGCTTGCAGGTTACGGGATTATTGACGGAGTTAGTGGAACTCAGCTTGGAGTTTCTATTGCAACTTTAGGAAATAACTCTAAAGTACCTCCAAGTCAACTACCTTCTTACGTTGATGAGATTATAGAGTATCCAACTGTTTCTAATTTTCCAGTTACTGGAGCTAGTGGGATTATTTATATAGATGCAAGTACATCCTCTAGTTATAGATGGTCTGGCTCTGCTTATATCAATGTTGGACAAGCTGGCGGCTCAGTTACTGTAAACTTTACAGATGTTCTTGGCAAACCAACTACTCTTTCTGGTTATGGAATCCTTGACGGGGTTAATTCAGCTCTTGTAGGTGTAGATTCTGGTCTAGCTACTCTAGGACCTAATGGAAAGCTAACAACTTCCCAAATGCCAGCTGCAGTTGACCAGATTCAAGAGATTGGTACTTTTGCGGACCTTCCTGTAAATGGTTTAACTAGTGTTATCTATTTAGTCCTAGATACTAATCAAATTTATAGATTCTCTGGTTCAGCTTATGTAGAGATTAGCTCTGCAGGTACAGCTGATACTGCTTTAAAGCTCTATACGGCTAGAACTATCTCAATGACGGGAGATGTTGAATGGTCTTCTGGGGTTTTTGACGGTTCAGCTAATGCTACTGGGGTTGCAAGTTTAAAAACTTCTGGAGTTACTGCAGGAACTTATACTAAGGTTAGCGTTAATGCTAAAGGTATCGTAACTTCAGCAACAACTCCTACAACTTTAAATGCGCTAGGCATAACTGATGGGGTTATAACTTCGGATATAGGCGTAAGTGTAGCTCCTTTAGTTTCTGGTAAAGTTCCTTCTGTAAACTTACCTTCTTATGTAGATGATGTTCTTGAGTTTGCAAGTTTAGCCGACTTTCCTAATCTTGGGGAAACTGGAAAGATTTATATTGCAATAGATACAAATTTAAGTTATCGCTGGGCAACTTCTGTATATGTTCAGATAAGTTCAGCTGGTGGTGTTGTATCTGTAGCTGCTTTAAACATAACAACTAACGGCAATGATGTAAGTTCTACAGTTCTTAACGGAACCACAGCTCCAGTAATTACATTAAACTTACCTACAGCTAACTCCACTTCTCGTGGTGCTTTAAGCGCAACTGACTGGAGTATCTTTAATAACAAGCAAGCTGCTTTAGTTAGTGGAACTACAATCAAAACAATCAATGGAGCTTCTGTACTTGGTTCTGGTGATATTGTAGTAGCTAGTTCTTACACACTTCCTCCAGCAACTCCAACTACTCTTGGCGGTGTTAAAGTTGACGGAACTACAATTACTGTTGACGGGGCAGGTAAGATTACAGCTGTAGGCGGTGGCGGAGGGACTGGGGCATTTGCTTCCTTCTCTGTCGTAGATGGAGAACTTGTTGTAGAACATTCATCCTCTTTCACTCTATCTATAGTAGATGGTGAATTCATTTCGGAGTATAATTAATGACGACTACAAACTTAGGTAGGGTTGCTATAGTACCTAAAGGAACTTATACAGCTGGTCCTAATAAACCTTTGGATTTAGTTAGGTATCAAGGTGCAAGTTATTTAGCTAAAACAACTACCAGTGCTTTGCCAACTGTAACTACAGACTGGGACTTGATTGCTAATGATGGAGCTTCTTTATATACATGGATAAAATACGCAGACGATTCTACAGGCACAGGACTTTCTGACTCTCCAGTTGATAAGTTATTTATAGGTATTGCAGTAAATAAGGCTTCAGCTACTGAATCTACAACTGCAACTGACTATACTTGGTCGCGGATTAAAGGTAATGATGGTAGTCCAACTTATACTTGGATTAAATATGCCGATGATGCTATTGGGACGGGGTTAAGTAATACCTCAGCTGGTAAGAGTTATATCGGTATTGCAGTCAATAAGACTTCTACTACAGAATCTACTACAGCTGGTGATTATGAGTGGACTCTTATTAAAGGTGAAAAAGGTGATACAGGTACAGCGGGAACTAATGGTACTAACGGAACTGGAACTGTAAACTCAATTACAGCAGGTACTGGTCTTTCTGGTGGAACTATAACAACTACTGGGACTATTGCTCTTGCAGATACAGCAGTAATAGCAGGAAGTTATACAACTGCTAATATTACTGTAGATGCTCAAGGTAGAATTACAGCAGCGGCTAATGGAACTGCAGGAAGTACTGGAACTGTAACTTCAGTTGCTATGACTGTGCCAAGTTTTCTTTCTATAACTGGCTCGCCTATTACATCAAGCGGTACTTTAGATGTTAGTTTATCTGGAACTGCATTACCTGTAGCAAATGGCGGGACGGGATTAACTGCTTTAGGTACTGGCGTAACTACTTTCTTAGCAACACCTTCAAGTGCAAATTTATTAGCCGCTGTTACAGATGAAACTGGAACTGGTTCTTTAGTATTCAACACTACTCCAACTTTTGTAGGTTTAAGAGAAACTAAAGTTGCAATGGCAGCTAATGATATAGCTCTTGCAACTGGTAACTACTTTACTAAAACAATATCTGGAGCTGCTACTTTAACTGTAAGTGGGACTCCCTCAGCAGGAACTACAGCTAGTTTTATTCTTGATTTAACCAATGGCGGAAGTGCAACTATTACTTGGTGGACAGTTAAATGGGTTGGTGGTACTGCTCCTACTTTAACTACTGCTGGCAGAGATACTCTTGGTTTCTTTACCCATGATGGTGGTACTACTTGGACTGGTTTAGTTCTTGGAAAGGATATTAAATAATGAGTACTAGAGATATTATAATGGTAACACAGTCATCTGCTAGTACTCCTGCTTGGATGAATAAGCTAGTAGGAGCAGCAGCTGATGTAGGTAATGGAATTACCGTAGATAGTGTTGGAAATACATATATAACTGGACAAATTCAAACTGGAACAGAATATGATGCTATTTTAGTTAAATATAACTCTAGTGGGGCTTTACAGTGGCAGGTTACTATTGGAGCAGCTTCTGTAGTTGATGTTAGTTATTGTATAACTGTGGATAGCTCTTCTAATGTATATATAGGCGGTCAAACTGGACCTACTTGTATATTAGCTAAATATAATACTTCAGGTACTTTAATCTGGCAAAAAAAGTATGGATTAAATTTTAGCGATAAAATTACAGCCATTACTATTGATAGTTCTGGGTATATTTATACTACAGGCACTATGGAAGGTACTTTTCTCTTACCCACTAGTGCTGGATTTGTAACTAAGTATGATTCTGATGGAATTATTAAGCTTAGTACTGCTATTTATCATGATACTGCTAACCC